TTCTTCCCTCGAGTATCTTGCTTTTGCACGCAAGGTTGTCGAAGATGCCTTCCCTTTAGGGTGGGACCGGGATTATTCTCGCTTCTGTGAGAATTATTTCCCCAAACGGTCGTCTCGCAACGATCGTGGGTTCGCGTCTGAATTTTGGGCTCGGAATTCCTCTTATGAGAAGTTCCAGGCTCGGGTTCAGGCGGGTGGTCCCCTTCCCAAGGGGGTTGGCGGCTTTAACCTCCGTTACAAGGAGGTTCCTGCTGCTGGGAAAGTGAGAGCCATGGGTATACCAACTTACCGTTGGGATATTCTTGGGCCCCTTCACGAGTGCATCTACTCGTGGCTGGGTGAGCAAGACTGGATGCTCGTCGGCCCGCCGACGTCTTCCAGGATCTCCCAGGTCTGTGCTTTTGAATGGCAGACTTCCATTGATCTCGTTGGAGCTACTGACAATCTCAGATTGGACGTAGCTGATACGATCTTGAGCGCGCTCCTGGCGCGTTGTAGTGTTGTTCCAGGCTTGGTGCGGCTGGACGCTGTGGATTCCCTCCATCCCCGTGTGTCCTCCCAGGAGGTGACACATGGTCAGATGATGGGCACCTACCTTTCCTTCCCTCTCCTATGTCTCCAGTCCTACATCGCCGCTCGCTGGGCGACTCGTGGGACGGACGCGGGATATCTCATCAACGGCGATGACTGCCTTATAAGCAGTCCACTTCCGGTGGCGAACTCTGATTACCCTGAATGGGCAATCATTAACGAGTCCAAGACCGGTCGTTTCAAGGCCGTTGCTGAGATTAATTCGACCTGCTTCCTCCGGGGAGCAGACGATAAGTGGAAGGAGGTGAGGCACCTCAGGAGGGGTGGTGGTGCGAATGACCTTCAAGGTCATCTCCACCAGGCTGCTGTTTGTCGCGCAGCCGGAACGATGTGGGAGCGCGCCTTCGTCCTTGCGAAGAGTCGTTCTCGGTGGTGTCTTCTTCCCAGCCAGCTGGGTTTCGATACCACTGTACTTGAGTCGTTCAAGTACGAAAGTCGTTTGAAACGACGGGGTTTCGCGGTCCTGCCGCGTAGCTCAGGTCTCGACGATGGTCGATACGTCATTCGTGACGAATCTACCTCAATCGAGAGGTTGGAGGTCAAGCTGGACCTGTGGGTGAACGGTCGGTCTTTTATGACCGAGCGGGATCAACTCTCCTGGAGCGCATTTTCGCGTCTTATCCAGAGACCCAGTGCTGCGTTTTTACGCGCGCGTGCACTTGGTTGGGGGGGTACTGAGCTTTCATACGTCAGTAAACCCTCTGTTCTTCCCGTTCCTTGTCCGCGTGGCAAGGTCGTTCTAGCGGAGTCTAGGCTTTCCCCTGAGCCTGGGCCGAGCTATGAGGAGATAGATGGGGAGCTCTATCTCTTGATCGAACCCTCCCTCAGGTTTTCCTGAAGGGTTTGACGTGGTGTGTCGTGCGCCAGCGCACTCCTTACCTACGGACTCCGCCTGATAAGGCGCTCCATAGTAGATCTCTCCTCCGCAAGAGATTCATCGTCAACACCTGCGTATGCGGGTGGGTGGATCCGCCTCATGATAGGGGCTGGGGGACCTCTAGCTAGTTGCAGCAGGAGGTGAGGCGGCTAAGCCTCGGCGAGGAACATGTAGGCAACTCTGTTCCGGTATTATGACGGCCTGCGTCAGCTGATTCGTTCAGCGGTCGGTCGGAATGACGTCGTGGTGTATCCGCGGTCCCATAAGTCAATTAGGGATGTAGGATGGTGTGCTGGCGTGGCCGGCAAGTGGTCGTGCATGTCTG